TTCTCCCCCCCCTCCGCGACTAATGGTTTGCGGATCATTTGTTGTGGAGGACCGAAATGCGCTCGTTGGTACTCAGTAGACACAGAGAACGCTCGGACCTGGTAACGAATCATGTTAATTTCTACGTGTTACACGGAGGAACTAACAGGATGAATTATCAGTACGACACGGCCTTCTGGACTTATTGGAAGTTCTTTTCCGATAATTCCAACCGGAAGGTACGAGGGCAGTATCCTAATACGGACTGCCAGCACACCTCTCTTTCTGCGGGATTTGTGTACCCGCAGGTCTACCACTTCGGATCTGACGTTCAGGTAATGCCCCGGGTTTCCGGGGTGTTTTCCTTACCGCCATCCGATGTGTTGAGCGCATTACCTGTTGTGCCCGCTGAAGTTGGGAATGAGGTTGCTTTGGACGCTCTTCAAGAGTGGTCCGAGCAAGTACCCGCAGATTTGGATCTTCCAAATTTCGTGTACGAGCTCCGAGAAATCGAGGGTCTTATCCCTCGTTTCAAGGACACCCTCCTCAAGACCGTGGCCGACGGGTATCTCAATCTCGAGTTCGGCTGGAAACCGTTCTTACGAGATTTGAGTGCACTCGCCGGGATAGTCTCGTCAACTCGAGCTAAGATCGATCATTTGATCGAGATTAACCGAAGAGAAACGAGACTGTCCACTGTCAGAGGGGATGTTTATAGCATCCCATTCTGGCGTGACTGGGTTCCATCGTTGAACAGCAATGTTCAGCGAAGGCTTCAGTCTTATCGCGCTGACATTCGAGTAGGCGCACGTTTATACGCTGATCTCGAAGGTCTCCGCGATGAGTCCAACTTCTGGAGGGCGATGACTGCGGCGCTTGGTCTGAACAATCCTTTGAAGAGCTTCTGGGAATCCGTTCCTTTTAGCTTCTTCTTCGATTGGTTCAGCCCTGCACTAAGGCGTCTGTTTAACCTCACGGCTAATCCATACCGTGGGGAGTATAGCGTTCGAAACCTCTGTTTCACTGTAAGTGAAACAGCGGTCGTCGAATATCGCTATGCAGCAGATCCTTCGCACAATGGTGGGTTATACCCATCGTGCGGTAGGGTAGCAGTCACCCGTTACACCAGGTACGCCGGCTTTCCCGTCCAGAGCTCGATATTTAACCTCGAGTCTCTTACGACGAAACAGCAGACGCTCTTCTTAGCCCTTCTCCATAGTGGAGCTGGGCGGTAGAGCAAACACAAGGAACTCACCGTGCTCAACACGACCCTCACGCTCGACGACGCGTCTGGTGACGACGTCACGTACGTTCAGGTCCCGTTCCAGGGACTCGGCGTGCGCCGAATCGTCCGGGGCCGGGCGGTCACTCTCCCGAAGGAGATGATCATCCAGCACAACGAGGCGAACAATGGGAGCAAGACTCCCGATCGCCGTGTTGTATCGTTCCGCGAGACCGCCCTTGATAGCAAGGGCGTTCCGGCCACTGCAATCGTGAACTTCACGGTGCAGGCACCTCGGAGCGACGCAATCACGTCGCAGATGATTAAGGATATGGTTGCCAATCTCTGTGATTTCCTCACAGACGGCGCCATTTCCTCCATCGCGACGATGGACAACGTCGAGGCTTTCCTGGGCGGCGAGGCTTAACTACCCTCGTCCGTCGGGCTGCCTTCGCAACGCAGTCCGGAGTGGTGAGCAAAGGTGGGTAATTGGGATGGAGTTCCAAAATGGAGCCCGCCAATAGCCCAAGTCTACAATTCTATGTAGACCTTGTGTGCTCGTTGGTCCTCGATGATCCGCTTTCCATTACGTCACAGCGAAGCCTCCAGCGCGACTGCGAGACTATTAGGTCTCGAGCTGCGCATGAGGGCTTCTCCTTCCTCTCCAAGTCGTTAGCAACGCTTGGAAAAGCCCTTTATCGGGCTTTGGAAGACTCGGCCTTCACACCTACGGTGGGCTTTCGGGCTCAACGTGGATGGAGTACTCCTGCTCTTATGCAGGAATACTTCAAGGTCGTGTTTGAGACGGATGGGCGACTTCGGGAAGACTTTGACGTTCGTGCTCTCGAGCACTTGGTCAATGTCTTATTTGCCTGTTATAAGGTTAAGATCGATTATACTCGTGAGCAAGAGGACTCCGTTATTGACGGATTTCTTGCTACCGAGGTCGATCTACAGGAGCTTGAGTTGGGCGGGAGTGATCCCGTACTTCAGCAGGCTTCTGTCCTTATTGAGGAGGTCTTCTCGGAATTCAACGAGAAGGATATAACTCCCAGGCATGGACCCGGAGCGGTGGCTACTGGTGAAAAGCTCGAGCAAAAGTGGGTTTTCTCCCGCTTGTATGACTCGATTCACCAGGTGTACCCCTACTACGATTATTACGTAGTGGGGAAGGTGCGTGAACTCGTCGATAGACTGGGCTGGTACCGTCAACTCGAACGTACGCCCTCTGGCGTCGCTAGAGTGGTACTTGTCCCTAAGGACTCCCGTGGTCCTCGACTGATCTCTTGCGAACCACTGGAATACCAGTACATTCAGCAAGGGCTTGGTCGGAAGGTCATGGCCCATCTTGAGAGCCATAGGCTCACAGGTGGGCACGTGAACTTCACCTTTCAGTCAGTGAATCAAAAGCTTGCGCTCCAGTCATCACTGGATCGTAAACTTGCGACCATTGACATGAAAGACGCGAGCGATAGAGTCTCTGTTAAACTTGTTTCTCGCCTTTTTCAGCGAGTTCCCAGGTTGAAAAGAGCTCTATTGGCGACGAGGACGTCTGCAACTACCCTCCCATCCGGACGGGTGGTCCAAATGGAGAAGTTTGCTCCGATGGGGTCAGCTTTATGCTTTCCTATCGAAGCAACCGTCTTCTGGGCCTTAATTGTTGCATATAGGATGCAAATCCTGCGCATCCCACTTAGTACAGCGGTGAAGGACGTTTACGTCTATGGGGATGATATCGTTATCCCTACAGACGAGACGTCCGGTATCACAGCATACTTAGAATCGGTTGGCCTAAAAGTCAATCGAGCTAAATGCTGTGTCCAAGGTTTCTTTCGCGAGAGTTGTGGTGTGGATGCCTATAAAGGGCACCTCATTACGCCTACTCGATGTAGAGAACCATGGACGAGTGACCGCCGCGATGCATCCTCGCTTGCTTCCTTTGTGTCCCTGCGCAATGCTTACGCAAAGCGTGGTTACACGAAGGCAGTCGAGTACCTATGAGCGAATTCAGGGGCGTTTTGGTAAGATCCCTTGGGGCTTACCGGATTCTCCTTTCGTTTGTCGGGTTGCTAACAGCTACGAAGAAGCCATCGAGCTGAATAAGCGAGATGGAGTTCGTAGTCGCTGGCATGAGGGATTCCAGCGTCTTGAATTTCGTGTAAAGAAGCTTGCTTCTGATACACGAGCGACGATTCTTGACGACTGGCCACGCTTACTTAAAGGCGTTTTACAGCCCCAAAGTGAGAGTGACCCATCGCAAGTCGTTCTTCCCCATTCGACTAAAATAAAATGGGGGTGGG